GTTGGTGTTCTGTGGCATCGTATCAGAATTCTAAGATAATTTTAATATCTTCACGTTGGTTTGTTGCTCTAGTTACTTCAGGTCTTTGGTCAATATAGATTATATTGCCAGAGTATTTTTTGATCTCTGGGTTTGCTAATCCACTATTATATGTTTGACCAAAATAGTATGTTTGTGAGTTCACCGTAGTAGAGACTCCAGTAAAACCAGTATCTATTGATAAGGTTTCTGTCCCTCCTGTAGTGGTGACAACAATATTTGTACTACCACCTGTCGCAGGGCTTGCAGTGAATCTATTTAGTTTGTATCCATAGGTAGGTTTATTACCTGAGGAATCATTGGTAGCAAGGGATCTGTCTTGCCAATATTGTAGTGATTTTGTGACTGGATCATATCCTATTATTTGACCAACTGCAGTAGACCCGATTCCAGTTGTTTGTCTTATTTCACCATCCACCTTGACAGACATACTGGTGGTTGCTGCACCAACTAATTTCAATCCATAAACACCAGACGCAGAAGCAATAGTCAATTGGTTTGTGCTACCGAATTGTTGTGGATTTTCGATAATACCTATTCTTGCAAATTGATTACCAGTAGGAAAATCAGGATTTGTGACATCACTATTCTCAATACGTGAGTATACTAAAACTTTGTTTGCTCCAAGTTCTCTGTAAATATCTGCACCATGACCGCCAGGTGGAGGGACGATAACAGAGAATGATGCCCCACTACCTGTCACCACAGAGTCAAGATCAAGTGTGGCAAATGAGTATCCACTACCACCATTTGTCACTTGTACAGCAGAAGGTTTACCATTAATAAATGTGACAGATGCCAGTCCATCAGATCCATCTCCTCTTATCGGAACTGCATTTTTGGTTCCGTTGAATTGATACGTAGCGTTAGCTACATCTTCAATTACAATAGTTTCTATTTTACCGTCCACAGCAGAATTTCTTACGTCTGCTACGTCAGTGTTAGTTGACCAATTATCTGGTACAGGTATGTATTCAGCACTATCGAATTTTATTATATCACTTGGTTTGATAGTATAAAGATATTTCCAAACATATCCATCACTCTCCTGACGTGGTTGTAAATCTGTATGCACAGGTTCTTCAAGCGATATGACACCACCGCCACTATTTGAAGGAGACGCTCCATTGTATATACATTCATAAACTCTGAAATCAGAATTCATAACATAATAATTGGTGCTATACAAATTAGTAGAACTTGTTTGAGGACTTAATTTGTTTATACTATAGTCTGGTCGATACATTTCATATATCGTTCCACTTGACCATGTAATTTTTCTAATCACTCTCAACACGTCGCTGGATGTGATTTTTTTCGCAGATATTAGAGTATCATATATGTTATCATGTTCGTCAAAATTATCAATAGGTGACGGGGTATTTGAGTTCCAATCAGATGCAACTGAGGTTGCATTTGGTAGACCTATGAAAACATAATAACTGTTATCAGTCGTCGAAATTCCACTTACGAAATTCGTCGCATTTAAAACTCTTATCTGGTCGGTGATGACTGCTGGCATTATTTTTGCAAACTATTTTAGTTCGTAATTGTTATTTATGTGTAATCCAGTGACAATTTAGTTGTTCTTTGGATTTGTGGAGCAGTAGATAATCCTGTAAGACCATTCAAGGTATTCACGGTGAATGCTAAACCTACAGCTCCAGTCGTAAATTTAGCGTATGAGTAGGAACCAAGGACGCTACTTCCTACACTCGCCACTACTCCATGACCAGATGAAAGTTCAGTGTGAACACGGAATGTTTGTGTTGATCCAACTCTGGTTATATGACTTACTTGATAAACGCCATCAAGACATGTGGTTGCAATTCCAACAACAGCAGAACCATTGCTTGTTCTCGCAGTCAAAATACCTCCACTGGATACATTAGATCTACTCACAACAAAGTAGTCACCAGTACCTATACCAGTCTCTGTGATACCACCAAGATTATTTTCTCTAAGTGGTGAATTTGATGGTATGGAGAAATCTAATTGCAATCCTTTTGATGTGACACCAACTCCAACTATCTCACCATGGTCACCTACCATTGTCACACCAGAGATTGATTTATATGGGTTTGTAAAAGTGGTTGTGCCAAAACCACTATTATCTTTATCAGTGTCAATGATTTTTACACCAAAAGTTGAGGTATTTGGATCCTCTGTTTTTGTAAAACCTATTATTCCTGATTGTCCATACACTACAGTGTCAGTTGTAGCAACGTCAGCTATAATTCTAGTGGCAGGGAAAATTTGACCTGCATATAATCCTCTTGCTTTACTTACAATGGCACCATCAACAACTTTATCATGCTCTTGTTTTCTCCACGTAACTGGTCTGAGGGTGCTCTTTGTTGCACTAATACCCTGAGCTTTGTAAATTGTTGTTTGTAAAGTGTCTCTTGATACGGTCTCCCTTATAGTTCTTGGATTTTGTTTGAGTATTGATCTGTTTTCAGGTGCACTTTGTAATGTAATAATGTCACCCTTAGTTATTGTTTCAACTGCTGACGCTTCAGTCACATCAGCGTCTGTGCCACGATAGAATAAAACTTGTAACGATGATCCAAATGCAGGTGCTTCTGTAAATTCTATTTGTGTACCACCGTTGAATTTATATGCAACACCAGGTTTTTGAAGCACGTCATTTATAAAAATTAGGATGACATCATCAAGACTTATTAGATTACCTGTTGCCTTTTCAATGCTAACTGGTGTATTATTTTCTGTTATTGTAAATATTTTTTTACTTCCATTAAATTCGTCTGAAAAATCATCTAGTATTTGAAACTTACCTAATACCCAACCTGAAAATTTATCATCACTTGTCTCAGTGACGGTAAAGGTTGCAGGTTGAAAATTTGTACCAGCACTGAAATTGGTAGGAATACCTGCTATAGTAAGCACCTCCCCAACCGTAAAACCATATCCAGTGTTTATGATGTTTGATTCTGAGATACTATCTCCTACACCAATTGTGATGGAAACAGATGCACCTATACCTGTATTTGCACTTATAAGTTTGATGTCATCATATCCATAAGGAGAATCAAACTCAAGTAATGGCACATCTGTAAATGTGTAACCAACACCTGGCGTACTATCCATAAAGACTTTTTTTATTCTACCATCTTGCACTGAGAATGTGCCAGCTGCAGCAGTTGTAGGGTTGCCACCTAATACTCTAACACGGAATTGAGTGCCAGCTTCTCTATAACCTGAACCAGTATATCCCATCGACACTGTTATAGTTCCAAAACCAGAGACAACTGCTGTACCAAAACCAGCAATTGTTTGTTGGTATCCAAAACCTTGAGAATTACCCAAACCAGATATGATACCCCTTCTTGGTAATCTATTAGCGTTGACATCAGAGGTTGAGTATACTTCAGTTTGGCCTTCAATATTATTACCAGTAAATCTTATTGATGTAATGCCAGAATTACTTAAGTATTCATAATCAGTTTCTGGTTTTTGAAATACATTATTAATCAATACAACACCAAAATCAGTATTGATTCCTGTTATATTCGATCCACCACTTGTCATTGTAAATGTTTTTGCTACACCTGTAAAACTTGGTGCTAAATCATCAAGCAAAAAGTTACCACTATAATCTGATCTTGTAAATGCCCTACCCTGAAACTCACTTCCCTGCACTACGTCAGCAACAAGTAGTTTGTGTGTTCCTATGCCTGCAGATGTAAGTGTTATGCCAACACCAGTAAGAGCATCTCCTTTTGTTTCTGCAAATGAAAAGTTGTTGTTGTCATTTTTTATTATGAAATAATCTCTGTTACCTACTAGAGGTGATGGTGGAGTAATAGATCTAAGTTTTACTTGTGTGCCAGTATCAAATACTTCAGTCAATGCAGTAAATTTATTTGTTGTTACATCAACATTAAAAGATGAGACACCTACAAATTGTCTTGTTCCACCAAAAGGCACATCTGCAAAATGTATCTTGTCTTGTCTGATGTTATAATCACCTTGCAATAAAGTTACTGTGGAATTATTTAAGTGTGCTTCTTCAGTGGTTCCCATCCACGCTCTATCTAAAAGTACATTATTTGACTCTGTACCAAAACCAATAACTTGAATTCTAAGAATTTCATTTCCTATTTGTATCATGTCATACTGTTTGAATCCTCTAATATCAGCAAATCTTACCTCACGATTGACCATTGTATTTTCAGTTGTGGTCGCTGTTCCAGTGATGCTTATTAGAGGTGATTGTATAACATTGTCGACTGATATAATACACTTAGTATCAGGTTTTTGTGCAGTAAATCTATGTGTTGTACCTACACCGACTGTGGTCAATCCTATAGGATCGTTTGAGAGGGCAAATGCCTTGGTAGATGCCAGTTTGAATTTATCTTCACTAACTTTGATAACAAATACAGATGATGGTAATAATGTGTCAGCACCAATACCACTACTTGTATGATCTATACCTATCCCTGTGCCACCTCCCGTATCATATGTCAATTCCTCACCAGTGACATAAAAATGATTTTTTATTACAAGTGTATCAGAACCTAAAAGAACATTTGTACTTGAACTGGCATCAAACTCGTGTGAAAATATAGGATCACCCTGATGAGTTAGGTTGAACGACCTTTGAAAACTTTCACTTTGAGTATTGAATTGTTTATTGACTGATGCTAATTGAAAAGACATTATAGGTTGTAAGTTTGATCGCTTGCTACTGAATCTGGTTTGTCAATTTTGAGTTCAGCTACTCTTACCGTGTATGCCTTATTTGCAACTGGTAAGAAACGTAATTGTGTATTAGTTCCTGTAATATGTATGTCAGTATTTGCCATATTACGTTTTTCACTATCATCTGTGAATAGGTTATTGTATTTGTTGAATGATGCATTCCCACCAAATGAATTTGCACCCACTATAAACACTGAATATTTGTCATCAGTAGTGTTGTGTATTTCTACATGAAATCTACAAGTAGTATAATTAGCGTATGCTTTAGTTGATATTACTTGTTGTGTGGGTGATCCACTCGCAACAATATTTGTAAATGAACCATCTAACTCAGTATCACCGATGACGTATGATCCTGTAATACTAGTGTTACCATGAGTTTGTGCTACTCCCACTGATCTTGAGAATGCTGTCACTGTCACCGCCATACCCACTGGTGATGTATGTCTTAACTTCAATACATTACTCAACATATTGATTTGGAATTGACCAACATCCGTATCAGCATCCATCTTACCAAAATTAGTGAAAACAACATTATTAGAACCCTTCGCTAACCACGTAAATTCATCTATTTCCTTCTCACCAAGAGGTCCTCTTGCTGCAACAAGTATGCTGCCAGATTTGTATAGTGTGGCATCAATCGCATCAACTTCCTGTACCACTGATGATCCAAATACATTCAGTGCAAGTGTTTTACCTTTATATTCTTGGAATCCAAATGATGTTGACGCTACGCCCACAGCATTTGTGAGTATTTCTTTATGGAATGTGACATCATAACTAAATGATGAATTATTTGGCACAAACGATACACTTGCAAGAGGACCGTTTGTTTCAGTCATAAATTCACCTAAATCATCAGCATCACTAAGTTCTGAGTAGTTGTTGATAAATGCATCAGTGCCATCATGGAACACAACAAATTCAGTATATTGAGTCATATTGAAAGATGTGTCTTGTGTCGTATCAAGCACAACCTGTGCATAGTATTTGATAGCATTGATACCATCACCACCAGGTCCTCCTGTAATCATGTCAAAGGTATCAAGTTCCACAGATCTGACAAGGTTTGGGTCTGAGTAAAATTGAGGACTCAAATCATCTATGCTCAATACTCTATTAGTTGAGCAAATTATTGCATCACCAAATCTACCTGATTTAAATCTTACTTCATCTGAAATATCCTCATCAACATTTGTATTTTCACTCACTAAATCAAAATTAGGTGTCTCAAGTAACGATGCTTCTGCATCAATAATAATAACATTACCTGTACCTGATGATATACCAGATGGTTGAGGTGCAACAACAGGAACAGAATTGATTAATAAATCTGAGTGTTTTTTGAACCCTGCTATATGTGCAAGAGAATCTACAGGTTCACTCCAACTGTTGATTCCAACAAAACTTTTAAGTGAATATGAAAAATGTTGATAGTAATCATTATCTTGTACTCTCTGATAGAAATCATTTAATTTTCCTGTATCTCTCTCCCAACCAAATGATTTTTCTGTAGATGTATCAAGAGTAAAATGACCTGTATATTCTATGGTTGAATCTATAGTACCACCTGCTTTAGAAAATTTACCAGTAATAACATCACCTGTATTGAATCCTACTAAGGTGTCTACCCTCAGTACATTTCTGGTTTTGCCCTTACCAATAACAACATTTGCTTCTTTTCCTGAAGATGATACAACTGGTTCGCCATTTAGAAATGTGCTTTCAATAAGTGTTACCTCAAATTTAGCAATATCTTCATCTTTAGTAACTGTTCCAAACTTTCCAAAATCATGTAAACCAGGATCTTTGTCAACAACATAGGTTATCGTTGCTCCGTTCAAATTGCCAAAAGCAGTATCTATTCCTGTAAGTGTAAATGTTTTATATCCAAAATCAGATGAATTGTACCCATTTCCTGTGCTCACGCCAACATTTTCTACAAACACTTTATCACCAATATCAAATGGCATTGGCACATCTGTATTGAAACCTGTAAGAGGAGTTTGTAATCTAAGAGTTACATTAGGATCATTGTATGTGGCACTTATTATACCAACACCATTTGAATTATTAATTGCAAGTAGTTCAACATCACCAGTGCTTAGATTTCCACCACCAGTTATTACCTTGACATTTGCAACTGATCCACCTTTGATTTCTGCCTCAAATTTTGGATTTTCATTTACTGAATTTGTTTTACTATTGTAAACTACAAAATTTGGAGGTGTAAGGTAATTTTTTCCAGTTGATGTAATCGCTACACTGTCAACTGCAAAATTGTCCTTCAAATTTATTATTTGTTGAACAGAAGCTTGTGGTTGTAATGTTAGATCAGATGGATAATCATAACCTGTCTCTACCATTCTTACTTCATCTATTTTTCCTATGTCTCTTCCAAACGCTTTGAGATTAGCTGAGGATCCTGTGGTTGATGCGACAGATACTTGGGGTATATCCTTGTAATCATAACCAGTTCCCTGCAATAGAACACTTGCTACACCACCCTTGACATTTTTTGAATTAGTGATGTAAGATAAACTTGATTCGCTAGAGTACCCCACACGTTCAGGGACAGTGAATAAATTCCAACTAAAAGTATTTGTATCCTTAGATAGGATAGTGTGTGCACCAGTAAATTTACTCTTGTTTACAAATACCTTAGAATAATTTTTTATCTCCTTATTGATTTCAATAATTTTTGTATTTTGAAGTGGTAAGAATTTATAGTAGAGCACATCAGGAACTCTAGTAGTAAAATGTATAGATGTTTTAGAACCTGCATTGCCAGGTATACCACTATTAATAACTTCAATCGCAGATTTACCAGTGCCAACAAAAGGTTTATTGTAATCTTGATCTAAGAAAAATAATAATTTTGTATTCTCAAGAGACACGCTTGAAGTGTCTATTTCCAAAGTATCACCGATTGTCAATGATATAGGTGGGTTTACAGATGAACCTATGCTCACGAACCTTGTGCCAGGATCGTATACTGCTGTAACTGAACTTGTTGCAGATGACACTACAGTGAGATCAATTACATCATTCCTTTCAAATGTATGATTATTTGAAGTTGCTGTCACCTCTATAATTCTTAAAGTTCCTGTAACTACATCTTTTTTGGTCTTAAAGAAATGTGTGTTTCCTATACCTGCATTTGCACTAAGCATGACCCTCTGTAAGTCAGATCCTATACCAGTTCTTGTAGTCACAACTCCAACTAGATTTCTGTCAATAACTTGTAAAAATAACTCAGATGGCATCGGAGCAGTGAATGATGTGCTGACACGTTTCATTGCATCTGTTTGATATCTTATCGATGTACCAGCACCAGGATTGTACTCTACCTTATCTCCAGTTTGAAATGAATGATTTGGTAAGTAGAATGATCTTGTTGGTATGAATATGTCCTTTGTCTCGTTGCCAAAGAATGATGTTGTTTGATTACCACCTCTCCCAGCTACTGTGACTGTGGTGCCGATTCCTACACCAAAAGTATTACCTGTCCCTACAGACGTTTCGGCATTGAAATAATAAATTTCATCTTCTGGTGTGTTTAGATTGACAGGATTTTCAAGTGCGTAAGTAAATTCATTTTCTATTCTTGTCAGTTCTGTTCCAAATGAATGAGCGACACCAGTTGTGCCATTCTGTGCTCTAAGGAATTCTACTCTATTATTATTGAAATCGAAGTTATAAATCTTTAGTTGTTCATTCTCAATCTTAACTAAATCATTTATTTTGAACTTATAATCTTTTATAACATCAGGTAACCACTCACTTAATAATACACTTGTGGTCAATCCAGTTGCAGCACTGGTGCCCATACTCATACCAATCCCAGATCTTACAGTCTTTACCTTTATTCTTGATTGTGTTGTGAGATTTGTGTGTGTTGAAGTAGATATACCTATCACCTCTACGAAGGCATTATTAGCAAGATTGTGAGGACCTGTGTGTATTCCAGTCACAGTGTCACCATTTGATATCAACACGATATCATCAATCTCTGTAATGGTTGATGTGATAGTGCTTATGCCAGGTCCTTCAATAAAATTTACCTGACCTATAGCACCAAAACCACCAGTAATACTATTATCAAATACTAATTTATCTCCCACATTGTAATCTTTACCTGAAGTTACGATTTCAATTCTATCAACAAACCCATTTTTTGTTTTTGTTATCTTAGAGATAATATTTGTATTTTTGTTGGCATTGGGCACAAAATCATATTCATTAATATTGTATGCTTGCGTATTTCTAACAAAACCTAATGATATTGGATCTAAATCTTGAGTCGATTCAAATGCAGTGTTGAATTTATCTAAAGTTGAGTAGTAAGATTCTCCTATTATGTAAGGGAACAAAGGAGTCCTAACACCATCAAAAGGACTATTGGCATTGTTGACTTGTATAGGTTCGACTGTGGTGTAGTAAGCATATACACCATTTGGATACTCAGGTGTAGGAGCAAATCTTCCATTATGCTCATCAAGATCACCTGTGCCCTCAACATATGTAAAATCTTCTATGAAAAATCCAGCAGGGTAGATACTGATATTAGGTCCGTCAACTCTTTGACCAGCTAATTTACGATAACTTGATTCAATATACTTTTTATTACCATCAACTATGGCGAAAGGTCCGTAAATTGGATTACCGTCATACGCCCAACCAACAATCGGTGAATGATCCTGTCCCACATCACCTAAGAAGTTCCTTAGATTTCTTGGAATGTAATAATTTACATATGGATTACCTAAATCTTTGTCTCTAGGTGTCTCAAGAAAACCATCATCATCTTTAACATCACCAAATTTAGCATATCTCTCTACTTGATTAATTGTCCATGACTTAATCACACTAGAGAATATTGCTCCTTCGCCAGGTGTAATTGCTCTTGCAGTGGTAGTAAGTTGATTATAACCTTTACCTTTGTCTATGACATTGATGCTTATTATCTTACCATTTGACACATTTGCTTTTACTTTACAACCTGTGCCATCTCCAGTGATAATAATATCAGGGGTGCTAAAGAAATTTTCACCACCGTCTTTTACAATTATTTGATCTACACCCCCATCAACAATAAATGGTTGTAGGAATGCTTTCTTCCCAACCACGATGTTGATAAATGGTTTGTAATTGTCATTTATTACAGTCGATCCAAAATCGCTTCCTTTCTCACTCACATGCACCCCTAATATGTCACCACGTATTACTGGAGTTGCACTTGCATTGTCAGTTGATATACCTTGTCTTCCACTAATGTCAATAGAAATGGGTGGATCTTGAAAAGTATGTGTTCCTAATCCATCATTTCTTAATGTGATGTAGGAGGATAATTCTTTATTATTTGATAGTCTAAAGCTATCGTCGTTTATTTTATCTACGAAGTACTCTGCATTATTTGTAAGTCCACCGATGACTGATGTATCTGATGAGTATTTTACTATCTCAGAATTATTGAATCCATGTGAAGGAATATTGATGGTATCTGTAAATGTATTGATACCTGAAATAGTGCGTAACTCTCTATTTTTAAAGGAACCTTCATCTTCAACTAAAATTTTATCAACTTTCTGTCTTCTTGCGATTGTCTGAAATCTTTGTAAACCACCACCATTTGTTGATAGATCTATTGTGCCAATTCCAGCAAGTGCTTTTGTTTTTGATTCTGATAAATGAATTTGAAAATCATCTATTTTCACAACAAAATATGGGGCAGTGTCTACCAATGAACCTGGTGTTACACCGATTCCAATAGCACTACTTCCATTTACATCATATATTATCTCTTCAGCATCTTTCAAACCATGTGGTTTTGTAAATACAAACCTATCAGTTGCTGTGTTTACTACACCACCTGATGATGTCGCATCAAATTCAACAGTATGATGAACTGTCTTCATTTTTGCCTTTATTACAGCTGTAGTATTATTTCCTCCTGAAATTTTTACGGTTGGTATCTCTTCGTAATCCAGTCCTTCATTGTCAACTAAAACTTCTCGTAATTTACCCTCTACTTGTGCAATAACAGACGCTCCCACACCAGTATGTCCGTCTTGTGTAACAGATAATCTTGGTGGAGTCACTATATCATAATCTGTGCCCCTATTCAATACTTCAACAGATTGTAAAGGTCCAAAATATACAATGTCCGATGATTTATATGAGTATGCCTCAACACCGTTCACAAATAAACCAACTCCTCCTTGAACAGTTTTTTCTCTATCACCGAATTCGGGTTTGTCAAATTTTCTAAGTAATTTTTGTCCACCTATCTCATTACCAAATATAGAAAATGGTGTAAGTGTATGTGAAGTTGTTACTCCAATATCATTACCAAAAAATGCTGTTATAAATTGTCCTCTTCTTACGTTCTCTCCTGTGTAAGCAAGTTTGACCGTGCTACTATCAATTTTCTTAATATAATACGCCTCACCTTCATTCAAGTTTGTAAGTGTACCGATACCAGAAGATGAATATACAACTAAATCACCGTCATGAAAATTATGGTCAGGTAGATTTATCTCTACTTGAGTTGTTGATATACCTGCGTTTGAGAATGTTCTGACTCTTGTTTGTGGATCTATAGGCCAGTGAGGAAGACTGTTTGAGGCAACGTAAGGCACTCCAAATTGAGAATAAGTATTTTGAACATCAGCTGTTATATCACCTTGTAATTTTAATATTCTTCTTATGAAGTATTTTCTATTATTATCAAGTGTAGGAACGTTTACGGATATAGAGAATTCATTATCATCATCATAAACAAAAGTTATACTACCTACAAATATATTTGATGAGTCAATTGTGTCAATGACTTCAATTTGATCACCCACATATAGTGAAAATTCTTTTGCGGTAAGGGTAAAATCGTAATTATTTGTATTACGTAATAAGAATGTTTCTACAGCATAAGTTGATGCTGTGTTGTAGATCCATGTATTATATTCTAACTCCCTTTCTATCTTTCCTAATTGACTTACATTGATAACTGAGTCTTCTTGTTGATTTATTGCACTTCCAACAAATTCATTTAAGACACCTAAAACATTAAATTCGACGGGTAATTTGATGTCACCATCCTCATATGAAGTGGCGACTATGCCAAATTTTACTGTTGATCCAATTCCACATGGTGATGTTAGTGGCGAGATATCTCTAAATTGAGTTAGAGATTTTGCATTATAAGTTAGAATTCTGTCCTCAAACTCTATTGATCCAGTCGCACCGAACCCAATAGTCGAGTCTACATTCAATACTGTGGATCCCACAGGTGATGATTGTGTTAGAAATGTTTTACCAACTTGCTGAAACTTACCAAAAGTTGTTCCTTTTGATATTGCTATCTTATAATAAGTTTTGCCACCTATGATAGATCTCTCAACATTGTAAATTGAACCACTTGTTTGAAGAGGAGTGGTTTCTTGTGCAAGACTCTGACCCGATATTTTAAGTGGATTACCTGAAATCAATTCACATAGTAAAACATCATTTACAATGTAATCAGCGTCTGATGGACTTATGATGAATTTTGATGGTTGAATCATCTCAACCTTTTCAGCATATAATGCTCCAAATAATATTTTGAATGCTTCTTCAGTTCCTTTTGATTTGTAAAAATCTTTTGATTGCCTCAAAAAATTAGATTGATTAAGTTTCTCATCTAATTTTCTTTCAGCAAATCCTGACAATACTTGTCTCTTTAATTTTCTGAGAAACTCTGTAAGGAATGTATTACTAAGATTATGCACCCTAGCGTCTACACCGTGTGTTCCCACACCAGTATTAGTGAAGGTAAGATATTCTGGTTGATTAGTTCTATTGTTATTTTCAATACCACTAAAACCTCTAACACACCCTTCAAATGATGTAGAACCTATACCTGTATAAGTGATAATCTCATTATCAATCTTCAATAAACCATATTGATTAGGCCATCCTTCTGTTGAGTCGACATATATTACATCTGATCTTGCTTCAACATATTGGGAGACTGATGTGAAACCTATTAAGTTTTCAGTGTTTAAAAAATCTAAACTCTTGTATTCGACAAGGTTTTCAGCGATGTCAATAGCACCACCTTGATACTCTTGAGAAATATAATATTGTTTAAGAAAATCACCCAGAAGAGGGTTTTGCTCGTCAATTACCTCTGGTATTTGACTCTCAATTATTTCATGTATTTTGACTTTTGTTAATGATGTTTGTATCATTAGTATCCGTATCCACTACTACTGCTTGAGGATGATGACGACGATGATGTCGATGTCATTGTGCTAGATGACGAACTATCTATGGGAGCACTGTCAGCAGCAATTCCTAAACTCTCTGCTTTTGTAGAGTATATCGTATCATGAGGAGTAGAGACGTGGAACTCACCAACCATTTTTTTACCTGTATCAGGATGGAAGTGAAAAGGTCCGTAATAAGGATTTCCATTTACATATCCAACAAGATTAGAAGAACTAGCAGAGCTAGTGATAATGGCACCCCTTACTTTTGCACCATTGCTGTAACTTGATTGTGGGTCATACCTTGTACCAGATGTATTTGCACCAGTTGATATTGGATCCTCTCTCATAAAGAAATTACTATTTGATACATCAAATTGAAGATATAATTCTTTTCTAGCAAGCACGTCATTTGATTGTGGCACTGCTTGTATTTCAATAATATTATCAGATAATAAAGTGCTTGTGATATTTACAGTATCAATGATTACTTCACCTTTTTTATAATCTACAGAACCAAATGTGTTAGATAAAATTTTCACTGTTGAGTCTCCATCTATTTGAAAAAGAAATAAATTACCCTTATCACCAGATACATGTTGATCAGAAAAGTAAACAGTTCCTGAAACACCTGACACAGTGAATCCCGTCGATTTTATATTATAATTACTTTCATTCCTATGAAAAGTATTATCAAAACATATTTCATATTGACTAAACACATTTAATTGTGCAACCAAATTTCTTCTTATTCTTATTGTGGTAATGTTTGATGTGATAGAATCACTTACTCTGTCAATAAGAGATAAAACTTTACTATACTTAAATCTACCACCAAATTTATTCAATTCTGTACCACCTGCAAACGAACTCATCGCATTTATGATATCAGTTCTAAGATTCTGTGTATCTCCGACAAAGTTTGCATTGTAATAAACATGAGTATCAAGTTCTACATATAAAAACTTCAAATCAATTATCTCTGGAACTATACCTGCTACAGAGTAATTTTTCAATGATGTGAGTATTTGTTTTTTTGTAAAGTTGGATAAGAATGCACCATTTTTAGGTTTTGCAGCTATGAAAACCCTACCGTATTTTGGAGGAGTCAATTCTTCACCACCAAATGCACTTATTGATTCTATATTTGGATATACAGATGGTACAATCGCTTCGTAGTCATTTGCGGTGACTGCTCTATGTTGCGAAGAGTACAATCTAGGTGCGTAATATCTTACACTTTTTATATCTTCTATATCATCACCATTCTGTGATGGGAATTGAGGTACAAGATCTCCATTTATCTCTGTCTCTGTAGCATTATTTTCATTTGTTATAGTGCCAGAAAATGATAATCTAGACACTCCATTTCCCTCCTTCCCTTCAGTTTTTATGTAAGATATTTCTATAACGTTTCCATTTGATAATTCTTTTCCAAAAATACCATCACCAAATAATACTTCATACTTCTCATCAGTTGTTTCCTGTATCAAATAGATGTTGGATGTAGAGGTGATTCCAATAATATTATCAACCAATTTGTATTCCTCAAGTGTATCACTTGAATTATTTTCTCTTACCTTTACTCTAATAGTCGAAGTATCTACGCCATTATTAGGTAATATGTATCTTTGATTGGGTAAAGAATTATTGACAGTAAAATTTGATTGTAAGTATTGTCCTTGAAAAACCTCTATTGTCCCACTTGCTATACCATCTGATGCAGTGCCAGTTACTTTTTCAGGTATTGAAAATAAAAAATTTATATTAGATACACTTCCATTTCCTATAAAACCAGGTTCAAAAGTAATTGTTTTTGTTGTTGTTGTGATGCCAGTTATACCATAATCAACCAACATTCTAGATGCTCTTTTAGATCTTGGAACATATCCTATATTTCTTGCAAGAGAAACAACATTTTCTCTAAGTGTAGCACTATCAATAAATGTCTCATTTACAACTGCATTGGTATTATATGCTGTGGTGTATGAATTATATGCTAATAGATTTACAATGACAGAAAGATTAGACCCCTCAAAATCCATGTCAGTGAAATTAGAGTTCTGTCTAAGATAATCCTTAATTGAGGTTTTTATATCCTCAAAATTTAGATTTGTGAATTGTTGTAGTGCCATTATAACCTTGTGGGTTCTAGAATAAAATTGATAAACTGTGTAGGAGCATCAAGTCCGATAATATCATATTTTACAGTAACTTCAATTGCGTTTTGGTCAGGAAAAGTCTTAAAATTTACTTTCATTAATTGAACTCTAGGTTCAAAATTACTGATTACATTTTCAATTTGACTTTTTATAGGATCTACGTAATCATTATTCGCTAATTCAAAAAGTGATCCCTCCAATCGTGTGCCTATTAAATCATTAAAAAAAACTTCACCCTGTATTGTGCGAACTAAATTTTGCACAGAACGTTTTATGGCATCCTCATTTTTTAATGCAAGAATGTCATTTGTTACTGGATGTCTTTTGAAAGATAAGGAGATATCCTTAAATCCTTGCGAAAACCTTTGTGCAGGCACTGAAAATTATAGTCTGGGTATATTTATCATTATTTAGAGACAAAAAAAGACCCCTACTGGGGGTCTTCTTCGTGTCCGAGGTATCTTACCTCTATTTCATCGGGGTGAGGAAACCCTTCTTTGTAATAATCGTCTGCCAATTCTTGCGTAATATCGAGCATTTCCTCTTCTGATATTGAACTGAACTCTTTACTCCCTTTTATATAAATGTCATATAGTTCCATGTCAGTTATGTTTATCATCTGACCTATCTATATAATTCTTGTTTTTTCATGTCCCACTCTACATTGCGGATCAATCCATATTTCATAACCTGCTTTGATTGCATCAAGACAGAATGATACATCTTCACCACACATATCTTGCACCTCACCTGAGTCAAATACCTGCATCTGTGGAGCAAACCAAGGATATTTCATATCTTTATGTTCAAATACACCTTTCTTTATGAGTAACCAACCAAAACCAGAATAATCTACAGTGAATGGTTTACGACGTTTGACAATACCTTCCACCATCTCATGATTCATAACTCCACCATTCTCTTTGAAATCGTCTTCTTCTAACCAATGTGCACATGATGTAGTTCTACCATCCTCTGTGGCATACCAACCCCCTGCGATGTCTTTATCCATTGCTACAACTCTATAAAAATTTTCAAGATTGAAAACAATGTCGCTGTCTATCCACAGTTGATAATCATAATTTAGTTTACCATCCCAAGGTAATTGATCAGGACCTCTAAGAACATTTGCACCTAAAACTTTGCATCTTGCAAAATTTACCATTGAACTATAGTCTTGTGCAATCTGTATATTTGCTCCGTTTTGTACCAACTCAAAACAGAGTGATACGAAATTCTTTAGGAAGATATATGATACACCTCTGCCAGGTAAACAGAATACAACACTTTTACCCTTGATGAGTTCTTTTGCTGCTTCAATATCAAAAGCGTCTTCCTTCGCTGTAGGTGGTTTAGATACCACCTTAAATCCTTTAGCCATAATTAGAGTTCAGTCATAATCATTATAACACTTTATATAGCGTCTATCAACTCAATGATTTTATTTGCAATTGTCTTATGTCCTTCTGGACTTGGGTGTCCGCCATTTACACCATTTGCATAATGATGAGGATGAGTTTTCAAACCCTTTAATAAGTCCATCTGCATCCATACTGGAGTATAGTCATCACACAAACTTCTCCAATACCCTATTTTGTTTTCATAATACCTCTCTGGCCACCTTTGTGTGCTCTCATAGTGTTCTGCAATTATAGACACATACTTTTGACCAATACTTTTACAATACGAATCAAACAGGAATATGTTCTTCCATAAATTCTCTGCACCAAGAACATCATTGTATATTCGTGTGTAATAATCTCTTTCTCTGCGTGTCTTGGTTCTTTGTGGTGTCCAATTCTCAGGTTGTTTCTCAAAATATTCTATTCTCTGCGTCACAGTAAATTGCATCACTAACACATCTGGTCTTGTATTTTTTAGATACTTAATGGTTCTCCGCACAATAGCGTCATTGCTTATACCACGTTCACTGAGATTATATCCATTGCAACCATAATGTTGAGATACAAGATTACTAAATCTGTCATTCATTCTATCTTGCAATTCATCACCCCAAGTGATGCTGCATCCACTAAAACACAGTGACATCATATTTTCTTTCAAATGATTTTGCGTCATGTATTGTATTTACCATTGGTTTACCTTTGATATTCAAAGATGTATTTAATAATACAGGACATCCTGTACGTGCATACCATGCCTCTAGTATTGGTCTCAGAATACTCTCAGAATCTAACGGAACTGTTTGTACCCTCGCACTACCATCGACGTGTATACAAGCAGGTATCGCCTTAGGTTGCTTACACTTATAGACATAGGACATGTATCTCGAATTGGAAGGCATATCAAAGTAGTCCTGACAATGCTCCTCCAAAATTGCAGGGGCAAAGGGTCTGAATTTATCTCTTCGTTTGATTTCATTTACTAAGTCTTTTGTGCTAGCTTGCCTCGGATCCGCCAATAAACTTCTATTACCAAGAGCACGAGGACCGAACTCAGCACGGCCATTCGCAACCCCCACGACTCTTTTTTCGAGGAGTCCATCAACAACTCTCCTTGGATCACAGAACTTTTGTATATTATATCCAAGATACGGACTGAAGGCAACCTTCTTACCGTATGCTAAACATGCTGCCCCCAGAGCACCCCCTGCATCGCCAGGACAAGGCATAATCCAAAGATTATACATTTCCCTTAGACCTGTGTTTACAACGCAATTCAAGGCAACACCACCCCCATAGCATATGTTCCTACTATATCGTGATGCTATGTCAAATATCTCATTCAATTCTAATTGCAATATTCTCTCTGCACTCTTTGCTATATCGCACTTATCGTAATCACCAAGTCTTATCCCTTTATGATTATTTCTACGAAGTGCCCTTTCAACAGCGTTAAGGTGGACAGGGTGACCATACGCTGCCATACCCATAAAAATATATTCCTCATCTAACGGACGCAGACCTGCCCATTTTGTCAACGCAGAGTACCATAAACCAATAGATTGCGGATACCAGCGTGACCACACTTTTTTATAACACGCATGCCCCTTGACATACTTCGCTGTCCATATAGATGTGCAGTCCCACTCACCTATACTATCAACCACCACACATACTGCTTGATCAAAAGGTGATGTTTGAAACGCTGCTGCTGCATGTGATTTATGATGACTATGATACTCAGTAGGTTTAAGTGATAGATGTCTTTCTCTATACCACGCCTTCTGCCCTGCAAAAAATTGTCTTGTTCTCTTCAACCATGGTCTTTCGTAAAACGCTATCTTACCATCAGTCGATAAGAGTCTTGCTGTGGATGCTGCGGTGACATCAAGGTGTTTGTCATGTTTCTTTTTTGAGTATCTTTCTGAGTGTGCTGCGTAAGGTATCCTACCATTATTCACAACTGCAACAGCAGCATCATGAAAACCCTCACTAAACCCTATCATAAACCCCCCACACTTTTGGTAATGACCCATGAGTGTTCACCCACTGAGTGTAAACAAAACTTAGTTCTCTTCTACCATGATTATATAACTCCTCTGTTATGGGTTCTTCCACTGCCCCCCATTGATCTTTGAGATGCTCATGTTTATTCATGGTTTTTCTTGGCCAAAATAAATTCTCATGAATTTTTTTTATTGGGTAATCTAAAAAGGTTGATAATTTTTCTATTTGTTCATCATGCAATTCAGGTTCCCAAAACTCTTCCATCACAATTTGCATAGTGTCAAAATATTTTGTAAATTTTGTGAAAAAATCTACATAAAATCTTGTGCAACTTTTTTTCAATTCACCCATAAACATATCATAAATGTGTTCATAGTGTTTGTCTAAAGGCATGTCGGGGTATAGTTGTCCTTTCTTTAATAGTCTACCACTAGGATCATTACCTGTAAACTTTGCACTAAAATCAGAGTATGATCTATAGACAGGATCTCTACACACAAATATACATTTTACATCGAATACTTCGTTTAAGATTGGTGCATACTTATCAAGAAACGATTTTCTTAACCAACCATTTGAATTTGCAAAATCAGCTACTGCTTTATAGTCATTCCTTATACTTTCATAATGAATAAGCATGTAATCTATGTACTTCTCTATACTAGGTGGTGGTGATATCCAATCTCTTATAAAATCCTCACTATGTTTATTATAAGGTGAGTGTCGATCTAATATCTCAGGAACATCCCAAAGATGTTTACTGTCTCCAAGCAATCTATCATATGGATCTGTATGACAACCGATCCACATGTCTTTACCAAAGAATTCGTAATTCTCTAACTCCGTGAGATATCCTATTTCTTTTTTGTGACCTGCGTGACAATACTTATTATCTAAGGCAAGAGTATAATAAAAAGGTGTTGATGCAGAGTGACCCCATCCACAGAACAATAACAAAGGTATTTTACTCACTCAAAAAATCCCATAATTCTTGATTAATTTTATATGGATTGACAGCGAATGTTGGAAAGTGTGCATTATATTTTTCAAAGACTCGTTCATACTCTTCAGTATACACCACTAAACCTTTTACTCTGAAATGTGGTTTGAGTTCAGTATATAATTGATCTATGAAATCATGTGTCAATGTTATAAAAGAAGAAGTGTGTAGTGTATTTTCTATTACTCCTTTATAGACAGGATAAATCGCATCACAATAAGTCCTGTAAACATCAACGTACTTTTTTATTGTGGGTGGGTCTTTTTCACCATCTGTGCGATTAGTGAATATTTTACCCAAAGCATCGCATTTATACAAAGTCTTACCAAAAGTCTCTATCCAATTGTATGACTCAAGATGCCTACCCTGACAAATCTTTTTTTCTGATAAAAGAAAATAAAGAGGATCAATTTTTCCTACCTTTCCATAATGAGCAGCACCACACAAAATGAATAGTGGTTTAGTCTTCATCGTCTTCATATATGTAAGGATCTTGACGACGCAATTTCCAAAGTTTATATTCTCCCTTGATCCATTCCCATAATCTTTTCATGATAATTCCCATTGATAAGGTATATATCCAAATTTTTTCTTGAAATTTTCATACACAAAATTCAGTCTCCTCCTACCTTCTTGCAAATCATCTTTTGATAAATCTTGCATATCAGAACTCCATTGATCTCTCAAACCTTTTATCTCTGGTCTTTTTGTTCCTCTCTCTGGGTAATATACGTTGGCATGCATCTTATCGATCTTATGTCCAATAAAATCTGATAGTGCTGATGGGTCATGCCATGCTTCTTCCATTATTACAGCGTATACATTATCAAATACGTTCCACGCCTCAAAATTAGACACGTAGTCTGGTACAAAGAAACGAGAGGGTTTGATAAGTTGACTCCTCCAATATGAAATACTATCTGGGTATGTCTCCTTTATCATTTGCCATTGCTTTGCTTTTTCTGGATCTCTTATCTTCCATTCTTTTGGAGCATTGTCATTATTGGTCATATGCTTATACCAATTTGATATTTGTGAGTAAGACCTTCTTACTGGATGTCTCCATATCATAGTCACACGCACATCAAACTCTTCTTGCAATCTTGGTGCTATTTGCTTCAAAAAGTTTTTTGGCAAATCACCATTACTATTAGAAAAATCACTGACACCTCTATATCCATCCTTCACTCTCTCCTTCATGTATGTGATATACCAATCAAGCGTCGTATTCTTTAATACAAATTTATATCCCCTATGCTTATGCTCTGTATGCCAGTAATATCTTGCATGAACAGGTTTGTACATTCTTTCATAGAGATAGTACAAAATATTACTCTCTGTTGTTTCTCCTCTGTGACAGTATCCAATTTGTTCTAATGTATAACAAAGGGGTTTAGTTGCAGACCATCCCACACCTGCATTGATATGTAGTATTGGTTTCACCGCATCCACGCCTCAGGCATACGCCCATATTCCAACACAAATTCATCGTAAATGTATTTTATCTTACCAAGACAATACTCATACAAATCTTTAGTGATATCCTCAGTATCTGATTGCCATTGATCTTTTAGATAATCATAGTGGGGTGCTTTAGATCCCATATCAGGATAATAAACATTCTCATGTATTTTTGGGAGGGGAAATTCTAAGAAGTCTTCAAGTGGTTGTGTATCACCTGCCCAGAACTCCTCCATGATAATCGGATGTACATTATCTCTACCCCAGACATTTCTGTGTCTCCTTAGTATGTCGTGATAGTATGCATTTGGTTCAAGTTTACCACCAACACACATCTTGATATAATCTATAACATTCTCAGGTTCTATATTCCAATTAGTGCTTGAGTGTTTTCTTTTGCTCTTATTTTTTTTCAATGTTTTCCAATTATTGACAATTACATTAGATACAGACCACAACCTTCTTATTGGATCTCTAAAAACCATTATTACTTTCACATCAAAGTTCTCAAGTAATTTAGGTTTGATACTATTCATAAACTTCTCTGACAATATGGCGTTACTGTTGGAAAAATCAGCAACTGCCTTGTAGTCATCTTTTATATTGTCGTAATGCTCTAGATAATACTTTATATAATTATCAATTGAGTTATCAGGATTGAAAAAATAATCACCTTTGAATTTAACGTACTCTGAATCAGGACCTAGTATAATAGGTTTCTTGTCATTTGCTTTTTGTCTTTTTTCGTGTAGAAACTCACGTTTTGCATGTCTGTCGTCACTCTCCAAAATGTAAAGGTAATGATGTTCTTTACAGTGTCCTGTGTGAGCGTATTTGTTGTCCCACCCAAGTGTGTAATGTAAAGGTGATGTAGCAGAGAACGCCACACCAGCATTCAATAATAAAATTGGTTTCATTGACCCCACTCTTCTGGAATATACCCAAATTTATTTTTATAATCGTCGTATATATGTTTCATATGAGACATAGCATATTGATAGGTGTCTTCATCCATATCTATAACATCAGACGACCATTGATCCCTTAGGTATTTGAGATGTGGTGCTTTTGAACCCATATCAGGAGTGTAAACATTTTCATGTATTTTTTCTATTTTATAATCAAGATATTTTGACAAATCATCAACAGACTTCGAGTGTCTTTTAGAGTTTTTGTCAAAAAATTCCTCCATAACAATTATTTGTCCTTTACCAAAAATTTTTTCAATCTTTTCAAATCTTCCAACATAATCACAGTATATGTCTGGTAGAAAAGGATTTTTACATGATATTTTAAAATGTTGCAGAGCGTCAAGACCATGAAACCACTCATTAGCAGTGTAATTTTGAGTCAACCTATTTGATACAGAAAATGATCTTCTTATTGGATCTCGTACTATCATAAGCCACTTGATTACAAAGTGTTTTTGTATCTGATCTCTTATCCTTTCCAGTAATTGCGATGAAACATCCATGTTAGCATTTGAAAGATCACATACTGCATGATAACCATCTTTTTTTATATGATTCCAATGAGTCAAGAAATAATCAATGTACCTTTCAATGGATATGTCTTTACAAAAAAATTCTTCACCATTAAATTTTACATATGGTGAATTACTGCATAGTATTGGTGGTTTATTTCTTAAGTCTTTTTCTTGTTGTCTAAGAAATCTTTTTACTAATTTGTTATTTTCAATTACACGAAAATATTCTGTCTCTTTACAATGACCACCGTGTGCGTATTTGTTATCCCAACAAAGTGTATAATAAAGCGGTGTGGTTGCACAGAAACCTATGCCACCAAACAACAACAAGGTTGGTTTCATATATTCAAGATGTGATCACTGTAGCATCTGCCTTTTGAAACTAAATCTGGTTGCACTATAAAAGTATTGAGTGTAACTCTAGGTTTATCAGTGGTATTTCTTATTGCATGCCATGATACGTTTGGTATAGGATTGTGAAACATCAAAGAATTTGGTTTCCAATCTGTTTTATAGTTATATGTGTCTTTTTGATTTGCTGCTTCATGATCTCCCAAATCATTGATACTTGGATTTTTTGCTATGACAGTTCCATCACTTTCATCTGGACTGACATATAAGATTGAGGTGCTGATTCTAGATCTATTGTCTATGTGTGTAGGATAATACCAATCAGGGGGTGCTATCGCCCAGTGTACAATTTTTCCTAACTTACCTGTATAACCTCTATGTGGCAAATCAAAATCAAAGAATAAATCATTTACCTCTGGTATTATGTCTTCTTCTGGATAAAAGACATATTTGTTTCTTGATTTATTTGCTTTATTAAAATATACTTTATCATCTTTTGACTCAATCCAACTATAGTAATTTTCAAGTTCTATCTCTGCTAAATTCTTAATAGCATTCCATCTCTCTGGAGATAGGAAATTTTCTATCATAATATATTCCCATGGTTCCTTTATATGTTTAAGACTCCTTTGATCATTGGTGCTGGTACTGGTTGGAGTGCTACGAGTCCTTTGCATCTTACTTTACAATGTGCTAATAAATGTAGTCATACAGGTATCTTAAAAGAAGACCATTTACTATCTCATGTATATAGTCAAGATGCGTGGGAGTGGAGAAAACCTTGGTATGAAAAAGCAGTAAATGATTCCATGGTTCCTGTCATGCCACAATCATATGGTATGAAAAACAAGTACGCTTTCCATAAGAACCTTGACGAGATACATGAATTATACCAGAAACCAACATTAGACACATATATCAAATATTATACCAGACATTATCAAAGAGTAAAGCATGAGTATTCTTACGTTCACGATTTTTCTAATAGTAACGCTTTCTTACCTCTATCTTTTCTACAAAAGATTGCACCAATCCTTAAAAAACACTTCAAAATTAAAATTCTAATAATTTTTAGAGATCCTGTGAGGAGATTGTACTCAGAATTGTCATATCATTATAAAAATAGTTGGTTGTTGCAAAAAAAGTATGTGTCATCTAAAGATTACTTCAGAAATTATCTCATGAAGGGAGATTATGGGTTGAATTGTGACTACGTGAAGAGATATAAGACATACAGAGGTGTGTTTAGTACACACCCCATTGTCTCAGAGGACTTATGGGGAGGGAAAAATGACGCTTTAGCAAAACTTAGCAATTTTTTACAATTTGACATCAAAAACCTATGGCCTAACTGCTATTATCCTGAAATGGGAACAAAAGCACCTAAACATGAATACCTTCAATGTCAGTGGAACACCGATTTGGAAGATTTATCAGATGATGACTTGAGTTTCGGACGAAGATGCCTTGCAAAATACTATGATCAGTGGTATAATGAGTTTGGGACAACGCCTTGGAGGTGTTGAGCGATCAATTCATGACCTTGTTTGTTAGGGTGACCAGTTACGTAGTTTTGGGGACTACCATCTGGGGTGCCAATAAGGTCATACAAGGTCACCATATCACTCCAAGGCACCAATTTCTTAAAAATGCAGTCATTTTTCATATTTTTTTCCGATTCTTCACCAGATCTCCAAAAATAATGAGGTATGTCACCTAGGTATTGATCTAAAATATACACATTTTTCCATAAATTCATCATTCTTGACTCTTGTGAATCCAAATATTTGTAAAATACTCTCGCCTCAGTTGTTTTTGTCCACGGAGTTATGTTTTTCCAACCATTTTTGTAATACATTATCCTTCTTGGCACACAAAATTGAGCAACAACATACTCTACGTCAGGATTTTGCTCAATATACTCAATAGTTTTCATCACCATCATGTCATTTGACATGCCACACTCAGCAATATTAGGATGAGATCTTGAAAATCTGTCTTGGAGACGGTGTTCTAACTCATCTCCCCATGTCATACTACAACCAGTGAATAATATCATGATGTTTTACCCTATAATCTAACAAAATTTCCGCCTTCAATATATTAGCATATGAAAAATCTGAGTCACCTGCAGTTCTTTCACTCAAATATTCATATGTGGCATTGTATTTGGTTGCAATCGCTTCAACAACTTCTGAAACTTTGCGAGGTATACCTGATCCAATGTTTATTTCTTCATAAGTATTGCCACTGCATCTATGTAAAGCAGAATTTATAGCATCTACAACATCATCTACGTGCACAAAATCTCTTACTCTATTTCCAGACCCTTTTACTTGTATGTGACCTTGTTTAGCAAGTGCCACATAAATTGACACCATGCCCTGTTGCAAATCCCATTCATCTTGCCCATCACCGTATACATTGAATAATCTAAGAGAAGTTCCCATGACACCTGTAGAGTCGCAATAATCCTTAAGCAATCTTTCTGCCATCAATTTGTGTCTACCATAATTAGATAATGGTTCTGGTCTATCCTCTTCTCTTGCATCTGATTTATTACCGTACACTGATACTGAACTTGCAAACACTATGGACTTTGGTTTATAATCAAGACATGCAATCAATAACTTTTGTGTTGAGATATAGTTTCTTCTGTAATCATCCACACGATCAACGTGACTTCTCTCACCCGAAC